AATTTCCCCATGCCAGTAGTGCCCCTATAGGCATTTTTTTATCCAAGGTTATGAATGGATTATAGTCCGCCTGCATGAATGAGAGTTGGTCGCCGGTAATAATTGTGTTAACCAAATACGTCTGCTGGTTTAAAGTAAATTCTGGATTTTTTCCTATAATGTCAACTAATTCTTCAGCTCTTTCGTCTGCGGATGAACCTGATACACCGCCGGGACCACTCGCTCCTCCACCGCCGCTTCCCTTGGGTTCTTCAGAGTTATGAGCATTAAAAGCCGAAACAGGGTCAGGTACGCTTTTCCGAAGAGTATTGTATTCTACAATTCTTTTCATCACGCTAGGTTCGATGGCGAAATCTTCGCTTGTGCTATCTGCTGCTTTAAATGCTTTCGCATCCCCCATAAACTCATACATCGTTTCAAACATCTGTATGTCATTTTGTTTTATGCGATTGTTGATTTGATCGATGACAAATCCAGGGAGACCGCCAGCAGCTTGGTCATATTTTAAAAGATCTTCCGCAGAGTATTCTTGCCCCATTTGGAACTCGGGATTTTCTGCATACAAAGAGGAAATATGAGTAGACATCTTGGGGCTAATCATTGGATTGAGGCCGTTACCCATTAGCCAGTTTTGCAAACTAGCCGCCGACTGACCCACACTATTTACGAATGCTTGACTTGCTTGTCCGGTAGCTACACTTACTGTTAGTTCATTAGATTCATTAGTAAAATTTAGTTTATTTAATCCGTTAATAAACTCAAAAATTAGGTCTTCTGACGTAGACTTGTCTGGTGATTTGTATTCAATATTTCCAGTCTGAGGATTGATTTCAAACTGGCCCGGAACCTGGGTGTTAATGTGTACGTCTGCTTTTTTAACAAATGTTGGAAGATTTGAAAGTACAAAAGAATTTAAGTCTGTGACCATTGGTTTTGGAAGTTGATTAAACTTTCCGCTCATTATGTCTACAGCTAATTGAGTCTGGGCTTTGGCTCCCAAACCGTATGCGTTTGAAATATTGTTAACCGTATATTTCTCAAGATTCTTAACTTCTTCTGTAGAAATCCGGCCTAAATCTTCAAATGCTTTTAACTCATTAAAGTCTTTTATAATTTGGTTTGGTAAATCATCTGTTGGGTATTCTTGGTAGTCACCTAAAGCACGTTGTTTAATTGAATCTATTTGACCTTTTTCCATGCTAGAAGTCAGATCGAGCATCAAACCAGACGGATCTTTTCTTAAATTAGTAAGGGCTTTTTGCATTTGTGGAGCCAGTCTTTTTTTAGCAAGTGGCCCCATATTTTCTGTTTCCGTATCGACAAAGGTTTTCAAATTGTCGATATAGGTCTGACCCAACTCAAATAACTGAGCCTCTCTGTCCATAGGGTCTTCTTGTTCACTCATGCCAATACTGCGAGCAGAATCTTGAAAACTCTTCTCCTGCTGTTCCGAAAACGTCTTTAGATTACTGTTAAAATTACCCGCTTCTACTTGAGCTTTTTTATCATAATAATCCATCGATATTTCTTGAGCAGTGTCTACAACTGATTTAAAAGACTTTGCAATACGGCTTGCTTCTTGAGCAGGCAGTAACGACCTTCTTTGAGTTGCGGCTTGGCTAATTGGGCTTCGGGGTATATTAATTGCCATCGTTAATCACTCCACCTTCCAGCCAATGGAGTAAAGCTGCTTCCTGCTTCTCCTATAGCAGATATCTTTGCTATTTTTGCTCTTTTTCTGTACGCACTAGATTCAGCTTTAGCACTAGCAATAATAGCTTCTTGCTCTCGCACTGAATTTACTAAAGTTTCTAGCATGACTTGTTGCGGAGTACCGTAATCAGAAGATAATCCCCCAGCTTGAGCGGCGGTCTTCTGAGTGCTTCGCATTCTTTTTCCGCGTTCTTTTTCGACTTTCAACTTTTCAGCACCTACACGCTCAGATTCTCTTGCCTGAGCCTTATTAGCCTCTGATTCTTGCTGGCCTGCGTAGACTGAACTACCAGCACTGATCGTCGATAATATTGCCATCCATGTGAATGGGTCCATGAGTCCCCCTAGTCTGAGTATGTCACTTCAACCGAGAGACTCTGAACCTCGATTGTGTATGGATTATTATGAGTTATGTCTAAAATCGGATTTTTTCCGTAAAGACCTATTACAGGTACGTCTTGCCAACCATTAATTTCACTTGGAAGGGCATAACCTGCTGCCGGAAGTGTTTGCAAATCGTAACCAGCAATTACCGGACCTCTGGTTTTGTTAAAGTAAATCAAAGATCGGTCATAGCTTCTTTTATGGCCGTGAGTATATCCGTTTCTTCCTTGAATTTCTTGCACAGCAGGGGAAAGTTTAAATTGAAAACCCTTACCTACAGTTACCGATGAACCTGGATCTAGAGGAAGAGTAATTGAGCCATTATTTACAGTAAATTCCCCTAAGTAAAAAACACCGTTTATGGCTTGTACGGTATCGCCTTCAAAACGATCCAATCCACTAATTACACTATTACTAGGTACTGCTGAAGATTGAGAATCTAATACTGATTCCTCTTCTAGGTATTCAATTGTTTTTGTTTCCCCACCGTTGCTAAACCGACGAGCAATCATCCACACTCGGTCGTATTTATCTCCAGTACGACCAGGGACCATCGCAATGTCGTCAATACGGTCGTATCTAGATCCCAAGCTAGAAGTAATCAAATCTCCACTTTGAAACGGGGACCAACCTAAAATACCGTTCTCTCTACGGTAACTTAGGATATCTAAAGAAAATCCACTTTTCGCAACAACTAACTGGTCTGGAGTATTCAGCAGCAAAACTTTATCGAGAGATTTTTCAGAAAAGTAAGCCTCTCCTCTAGTATGCCCCGCCCATAAATGATCAGCCAAATCAGTCAAATCTGCACTTTGGTAACGGTTAGTTGACTCGTTGTAAGCGAACTCCCTGAGACCTTTACCCCCACGAGTGATAAAGATTGTCGCAGAGCCAAGATGGGCGGGCATTGCCACTTCTGCACCATAGGAACTTTGGAGGTCTACAGAGACGCTTGTGGGCGTTAAGGGGGCACCTGAAAGACGGAACTCTGCGAGATCTGTTCCAATAAGTAAATCCTGCTGGCTAATCATCCAGCGGATTCCATTTCCCACTTGGTTGCTGATCTTGAACGCTAGTCCATCGTCGTCATTTGCTCCTTGAGAAAAATCGTCTGGTTCTCCACTTCTTGAAGAAACAATGGCCGTTTGAAATTCTTTATCAAATCCACCTAGAAATAAACGACCTTGGTGAGAAGCTCCTAAAGAAGGAAATCCTGTTCCATAAGAATAGCCTAAACCAATGTTACCTGGTCCATAGTATGCCCGATCCTGAGAACCAGTGCAGGTATACAACCTAGTTCCAGCAGTATGAGCGGTGGCTCTTCCGGCTCCCCCCGTAACAAATACTGTTCCTCCAAGTGTCGCAGATCCTGATCCGTCAAATGGTGTTGCGTGACCTTCTGGCAAGAAATCGTTAGAATCTAAAAATAAACTAAAATCACCAGAGATTACGGTATTTGAGTTTGGACTTGTACGAGCAAATCCAACGACTTTTGGTACACCTTCTCTTTTGTCTAATTTTTTCAAAGAACAAGTTATCCCAGTAACATTGGGAACTTCGTTATTGTTTGCGTCAGAAAATCCTAAACAAAACGCTATGCTTTGCGTAACAGAGTCAACTCTATGAATAAGGAACAGCATAGTTTTTATTTCAGTTCCATTATTTGGAGTTGCCTGAATTGTAAAAACTTTTCCTATATCAGATTCGGTAATATCATTGTCACTTGATGTAGTAATTGTTTGAAACGTGTAAATCGTTCCGCCACTAATAGTAGCCGTGAATGTTCTGTCTTCTATATATGGGCCAGTCCAGTCATTGAGATCATCACCCATACCATTTGTAATTCTGCGACCTGAAAGTTTCTTAGGACCGCCATAGGAAAACGATTCATACCAACACGATAAATAACCTTGATTTCTATTTGCTGTAAATGTTGGACTAACTTTCGCTGATCCTCCACCAAGCCTCCAAATACCGTTTTGGTTACTGTGACTTGGACTTGTATTATCTGCGTCTGAAGCTCTAAATAAGTCTACGTCAGACTCTATAATAATATCTTGCTCTATGCTGCTGTCTTTTCCACCTGGCATAGTTATGGCGATTGTCGGATTGTAACTTTTAATTTTTGGAGATCCTGCATTTGCTGGAAGCAAATTAAACTTAAATGTTGGAGTTGCTCCATAAATCTTTTCAAAGTAGACCGGAGGGTCTGACTGAGAAAACACATAAACTCTGTTTTCATGTTGAACGTGATAGAGAGGTCCAGCATCCGATCCAAATCCGTGATTTCCCTGAGAGTCGATAGGATCGGCTGCAAAGGGTCCGTGAAATAATCCGTCATTCCAAGAAACTTGTTGACCAGATTCGTCATACACATACAGTTTTTGAGCAGAGGACGAATACCCAAACACTAAAATATAATTTTGATCTGCTGACTGGTACGGAATTAGATATGCGTCTGTCACATCTGTTGGCAAATCAGCCACATACTTTGTTCCGGGTCTTCTTCTGACTCCACCTGTGCGTGTAACAATCGCATTATCTAAGGTTTTGCAACCTTGCTTTACCTGTTCTGACGACCCCATGCCTAATAGACGAGGACTCAGTTCTCCATAACTAAAACGCTCTTGTGGAATCCAAACCATTTATCGCCTCACATCTAACAGTGACGTAGTGCTAAAGTATCTAGGACTCGATTCTTGCCCATCCACTCCCTTAGCCGCTAATAACGCGTCCGCTGCTTTTTGATTTAGCTGGGCTTGCTCGTTCGGGTTTTTACCAAAGTTAGTAGCAACGTGAGCCGCAAGAGATAATCCACAAGCGTGGGCTACAAGTGGAGAAATTAAAGATATATTGTTATTTCCAATATCCATAATGTACTCCAGGCTTATTGAACCTTCGTTGGAAAGAAGACATCTTTTCAAAACAGGAACAGTAGCACCGTCGCTAACAATCTCTATTTCCCAAGCGTTTTTGCCCATTGAACTATTTGGCTGCATTGCTAATCCGTTAATAGTTAAAGCTCTGATATAGTCACTTGGCAACTCGTATGCACTCTTCCAACGAGACCCTGAAGGACTAATCGCATTCCCAGAAGAATCTTTATACAAAGATAAATCTTTCGTAGTCTTTGCTCCGTGGAAAGCATGGTCCGCCAAGAACTGCTGCCGGAATCCACCATTCCAAACAGTGCTTAACAGTTGGGCTTGAGGAGAAGTGTCTACTTCAGTAACAGTAGATATCCCCAATTCAACTAATGCCACATTCCAAATTTCTGTAATTGTCACAACATCTACTCCTCTAATAAGCGGCCCATCTATGGTTGCTACACCATCGATATCTGCCTCCGTAATTAATCTTTGGGAAAGCTTTGCTCCGATTGAACCAATTCCGTCGATGTCCGCTGAAACTTCAAAACTTGATCCGGAACTTTGATCGACATTTGACGATATAGAAAACAATGCTTCAATATCACGACGAATATTTCCGCCAGTTATTTCAGCTCCGGCAAAACCGCTACTTGTTATAGAAATAATCTTTGTTATTTCTCGACTTATACTTACTTGTGAATTCAGTGAATTATTTATAGGTATTTGAGTTTGAGTATCTGTATTAGCGGTCAAAGAAATTTGAATTGTTTGACTTGAAGGGTAAGACGTATATGCGTCTGTCGTCATTGCCGCAACAGTAACTGATCGACTAATTTCTTTTTTAGGAGATGCTGAAATAGATACGTTTAGAGATACGTTTATTTCGGGTGCATCTGTAACTACATTTGGATTAATAATCCCAGCCGAAACAGTAGCAGTTACTTCTGGAAATCTCTCAGCTGTAAACGTAGTGCTAATTAGTCTACTTGGGAATTCAGCAGAAGAAGATAAGTCAGCAACGGTATAGCCGTAACCATATTCAGTAGAAGAGGTTGCTGAGAAAGTATTCCCATTTGAAACATCGATAAACTGAGTTTTTACAATTGTTACGTCTAATGCAATTGCTGATATAGACGCTGACGTAACGTCTACATTGTAAGTCAATCCTACAAATGCCTCGACCGTTGCCGCTGTCGCCGTCACCGACCTGCCAG